CACCTCTGCACAGCAGCAGGCTCAAAACGAGTTCCTGCGTAGACAAGAGCTTTCCAGAATGGGTCTACAGGCGCAGGGCATGGGCATGGATGACCAAGCCAGGTTCAGAGAGCAACAGATGGCTCTGGCTCAACAGCTTGGCCGTCAGGGTATGGACGAGCAGGCAGCGACATACGCAGCCGCACAGCAGTTACAGCAAATGGGTGCGACCCAGGAACAGCGTCAGCAGATGCAAGCAGCGGCTGATTACGAGCAGTGGCTCAGAAGCCAGGAGGGCTTCGCAGACGAAGCTGCGTTCCTACAGGCCATGCAACCGACGCCAGGGCAGGTGCAGTATCAGCGTAAGCCTTCGGTATGGGGTCAGATTGGTGGTGGGTTACTCGCTGGTGCTGGTGTCGCAGCACAGGCAGGAGCGTTCGGTAGTGATGCCAGAATCAAAGACAACATAGAATACGTCGGTATGGAGAACGGCTTTAAGACCTACGAGTTCAACTACCTGGGCAGAGACAACCGCTACAAGGGCGTCATGGCCCAAGAGGTGATGGTCGAGCGTCCAGATGCCGTAGAGATACAGGACGGTTTCTATCGCGTGAACTATGACGCTATCGGCGTCCAGTTTGAGGCGGTCTAATGGCTCATCAACCTTGGCACCCAGAGTTCGGATTTCCAGGTTATGGCTCACCAGGATTTGGTAGCGCGGTTGGGCAGGCTCTTCAGTCCCAAGCTCCAATGGGACTTTTAGAACCAGGCCCCTATCCTGAACCACCAGGTGCCCCTCCCATGCAGTCAGGTGCTTCCCCTCGGCAGAGTGGATTCACTGGTTCTCTTGATTGGGATGTTGTGGATGGAAACATTTATGATTCACTAGGTGCTTCTGTCACGGAGACAGAGGAAGAGAGAAGGCGCAGGGAGAGGGAAGAAAGGGACCAAAGGAACGCACTGGCATCTGGGTTCGGGAGAGCCAGTGAAATGCTTCTAGCAGGGGGACGCCGAGAGCCAGTGGGACCGATGACGAATATTGGACTACCTGGCTACGCTGGTAGAAGCAGGAGGTTCGCATAATGGCTAGAATGAGATTTCTAGACGCTACCCGTGGACACTTCGGTAGCCGTGGTGTACGCAACAACATGCTCCAGAACGATCCACGCAGACGCAGACTTGGGTACGGTGTAAGGCCCATGACTGGTGGTCCTGGTGGCTTATCGCCACAGGCCCAGCTTGGATGGCGTGACCAGCTTAGTCCGCCCCCAGATGTTAAGAGTATTTTTCAGCAGCAACTTGCAGGCACACCACCGCCCTCAATGCCCCCGTATGCCCCTCAACTCAACAGACAGGCACCTCCCCCTGCACCCAAGCAACCAGGATTCTTCGGACGCCCTGGTGTCGGCGCAGGTATGACTTCGGCAGGCGCAGGCATGATGCAGGCCGCTTCACAACCTGGAGCGACCTTCCTGGGATCCCTCGGCCAAGGGCTGATGCTCGGCCAGAAGGGCTACACGGAGGCCCAGAGGTATGGGGACGAACAGGAACTCCTCCAATCACGCGAAGCGCGAGAGCAGCAAAGAATCAACCTAGAGGCGACCAGGGTGGGGCTTGATGTTCAGGAGGCACTACGAGCAGGTCAGTCTGTAGAGTCGATGTTGGATCTCCTTGAAATCACAGATCCAGAGCAACGTAAAATCTACACGGATATGCCCAAGGAAGCGGCGGCAGACTTGCTTACGGCCCAGCTAAAGAACAAAGGTGGCTACGGTAGTACGAGCGGTCCCCTTCAGGAGCAACAGTACATAACACAGTTGAGAGCAAGACTAAGGGGCGATCCCGATAACGAAGCCCTGAAGCAAGAGCTTGCTGATGCCGAGCGTGGCTTGTTCCCACAACCGCGAGCGGAGGCCAGGGGATATGAGTCTCAGTGGAAGTTGGAACAGATTGAGGCCCAGGCGAGAGCAGAAGATCCGAACTGGACACGGGACCAACCCTATCCTACTGGCGCACAGCAAATGGCATTGTCGTTGGGGGTGATTACCCCTGGGCAGAGGGCCTTGGACATAGAAGTAGCCAAGGACATCGCCGCTTGGACCTCCCTTGGCCGTAGTAACTTCTATACGAAGATGGAAACCCTAGAGGAAGTCCAAGCCCTGTTAGCATCAGGTCAGAGCATAACAGGCAGAGACTGGGGTACATTGCACGCCGTAGGAGGGGACAAGGTGCTGGCAGTCTTGAACGACGATGCAGCACAGGCATTGGATTTAGTTAGGAGTATTGTCTTTGAAGGTCTAAGGGAGACACTAGGGGCGCAGTTCACGGAACGTGAAGGTAATCGTCTAGTGGACGCTGCCTACAATATGTCCCTATCTGAAGAAATGAACGCCAGAAGGATTCAACGCCTCGCAGCCCAGACTATGCGTACTGGTGTAGTGAAGGAACTTCAGTCGCAATACTTCGCACTCCACAGAGGTATGCAGGGATTTGAGCAGTGGGCGATGGACAACAGCCCCGAGTATAAGCAAATGAAGCTAGGAATGGCCGAGTACGGTGGTCAGTCGAATATGGCTGGCGCAGCTATATCAGCCGAGGACTATGCTGGACTAAGTGGCGTTCAGTTGGCCGAGGTTGTTGAGGATGATGTACGGGATCTCAACAGGGTTGAGGCGATAGCCGTTGCTGCTAGGCTCACACGCAAGGGGATGGACAAAGAGCATCCACTAATTGTTGCCCTGGCCCAGAAAATTGAAGGCGGTAGATAATGGCTAACGGTGGATTCACTGCTGGGGGTCTTGGGATTCCCACACGCGAGCAGATGGAAGAGCGTGGCTATGAGCCTACTGGACGCAAACGTGTAGGAATGTATGGGGAGCAACTAGTCCGCAACCTACCTGGCTCCGCACAGCAGCTTATCAAGGATCTATCCCACCCGTTTATACACCCCGTAGAAACCGTTAAGGGCCTCCTGTCACTGGTTGGGGAAGACCCTTCGGCTAGGCAAGCGGTGGGCGACTACCTCGGGGAGAGGTACGGTGGAGTCAGTAATATCGCACGCACATTCCGTGACGATCCTGTGGGCATAGTGTCCGACATTCTTGGGTTGGCAAGTGGAGGTGGTGGTTTACTCGGCAAGATGGGTGGACGGGTTGGTTCTATCTCGTCCCGAGTTGGGAGGGTTAGTAACACCCTAGATCCAGCCTCATTAGCCATGAGGGGCACAGGAGAACTACTAAAGCGTGGTGGGCAACTTTCAACAGCAGGCGCACGGAACGTCCTTGGGGTAACCACGGGAACTGGTAGTGGTACTGTTGGTAGAGCTATTCAGACGGGCCTTGAGGGTGGCACCAGTGGAGAATCATTCAGACAGGGCCTGAGAGGTAGGAGCTTACCTTCAGACTTATATGGAAGATTAAATGAACAACTTGATGCAATAGGGACCAGGAGGCGCAACCAATACCGAGCCGCTGAAGGAAGTCTAGCCAACACACAAATAGACACGGATGTGATACAGGGATTTATAGATGATCTACGTCCCCCAAAAACCACTAGTGGTCAAGCGCGTGGTCCCGTTCACGCTCGCTTGGATCAGGCAGAGAAGCTACTCCAAGAATTTATCGAAAAGGATGATACGTTATTAGGGGATGTAGACATCCTCAAAAAAGACATTGATGAGTTAATCACACGCACAGCAGGAGAGTTAGATCCAGCAGAAGCCGTTACCTCATCTCTGGTTAGGCAGATAGGCGACCATCTAGGCGAGGTAGATCCAATATACGCCGAGATGATGGCTGACTACCATCAACTGAAGACCTATGAACGTGAAATGAGGAACGCCTTCAGCGCAGGGCGTAACCAAACGGAGATGCAAGCCATTAGAAGGATGATGCAGGCGACTCGCCAGAACGTGAATACAGATATGGGTGGCCTTGGTGATATGTTGGACGAGCTTGCGCCTGGGTTGATGGACGAGCTTTCTGGAAGGGCAATGAATCCAGCCACGCCTGTGGGTATGCAGAGGGTCACTTCAGGATTGGTGGGAGGAGCAGGCATAACTGGCCTCACCACTAATCCTGTAGGCACTATGGGTTATTTAGCTTCATCCAGTCCCAGGCTAGTAGGAGAAGTGGCGCACGGCGCAGGCCGAGTAGCGTCAGGAATTGCTCCACCTGCACGCGCAGCGGCAGACTTCGCAAGAGGCATGAGGGTTAGTGGGATCACTCCAGCAATGAGATCAGAAGCCTGGGAACCTGAAGGACAGGGTACTGGTGCTAGGCTTCAGGACTTTACCCAACCCACTTCAGGGGTCGAGCTACTGCCCAGCACAGAAGAAGAAGACGAAGAATATCTAAGAAGTATTGGCGTGCTACCTGCTAGATGATTCGCCAGCTTCTGTCTGACGAGAAGGGCAAGGTAAGTGCAGCACGGACACTCCTTGTAGGCTCGCTGTTATTCACTGGTGCGTTGATTCTTTTCGACACCGTACTATGGGGCAATGTAAGCAATGCTATCTACGCGCTACTCGGCTCGGTATTTACAGGCTTGCTTGCGTGGGCTGCTGGTCCCAGGATCGCACAGTATCTGTTACCACAGATCGGTGCAGTAGCACATGGTATCGGTGCTTCCCTTACCAAAGATCCACGCAGACCCGATCTCTTGGACAACGACTCAAGATTCCAAGAGCATGACGAGAAGTGATTGGAAGGATATCTGCGGCGCGGAACTCTCTGCGCTAGGCATACAGAACTTCTCACCACTGGAAATCTGTGACGTAGGACGCACGGCGAAGGGCGTTGAACTGGCTACTCCTACCTTCGACCTTCTTGGAAACGCTGTTAAGCTAATAGACGTATTAGAGTGGGTACGGGAATACGAGGTGCGGACTCCCATACTGGTTAATTCATGGTATCGGGATCCCGATTACAATTATGCAATCGGTGGTGTAGCACATTCCATGCACCTCACCTGTGGTGCAGCGGACATTGTGAAGGTTGGCTATGAACCCTATCAGGTGGCAGCGATGCTGGAAGCACATCCGTTGAGCGATCAGTTTGGTATTGGTAACTACAACACGTTCACGCACATCGACATCCGTGGGATGCTAGGACGCAGATCACCAGCACGATGGTGAACCTAAAGCTCGTACCCACCTGGGTATGGATAGCTGCGCCTGCGCTGGTACTCGCTTGGGTCATGGTGCAGCAGAGTATGCAGGCTTCTTACTACCGTGGAATAGCAGAGGACGCCGAGTACAGAATCGAAGTCCAAGAGATTGTGCTTGACTCGGTGGTCTTGAGGTCGGACTCGCTGTCCGTAGTGCTACAGGAAGCTGATTCAGCGATAGAGGCTGAGAGGCTCGCTAACGAACGAGAGGTCGCTAGGCTGGCTCGTAGACATGAAGAAGAGCGGCAACGCTCTGAGATGCTGTCTGAGAGTCTGAGGGCGTCCCTGGACTCTGTGCAAGCGATCAAGTTGGATGACATCATACGAAGCTATGAAATCCAAATCACTACCCTGGATTCAATGCTGGTAGTGGAACGTGAAACGAAGCTGGCCGAGGCACTGAGGGCAGACCAGGCCAGTGAACTAATCCTGAGTCTGCGCGAGGTCCAGGGTGAGCTAGGGATTAAGACCTTCATGTTGGAGGCACAGGTGTCTGCACTGAAGCAGGCGATGAAGCCGAGCCTGGGACTCAGGCTGAAGGCTGACTGGTGGCTGGCGGTTGTAGGGCTGGCAGGGGGATACGTTCTCTGGGGCACTAAGTAATGCCTCACATCATCGCCATCTGTGGTGACCTACACTGTGGCTCGACCGTGGGCCTGTGCCCACCTGAAGGTCTAGAGCTTGATGACGGTGGGATGTACGAGCCGAGTGACGCACAGAACTGGCTATGGCACTGTTGGGAGTCTGCCTGGAAACAGGCGAAGAAGATTATTGGTAAAAAGAAGTTCACCTTGGTCATCAATGGTGATGCTATTGATGGTGACCACCACCGAACAGCCCAGATCGCCAGTCCATTAACTGGCCTCCATGTGCATTGCGCGTTGGAGTCCTTGAGAGTGCCACTAGCACTGAAGCCTAAAGAGGTTCATGTGATTCGTGGTACACCGTCCCATGTAGGCCGATCAGGGGATGCTGAAGAAGGAATTGCCAGGGCACTGAAGGGTCAACTGTGGCCCATCATCAAAGACCCTGACACAGGCACCATGTCCAGCTATAGGCGTAGGATAGATGTGGAAGGTGTGAGGTTGGATGTGGCTCACCACGGTAGGATGGGACAACGAGCGCACACTGTTCGCGGTTACGCCAATCTGTATGGATTCGATATCTGGGCAGAACGTATGCTTGAAGCGTATCAAGCGATGCTTGTTTCTGAAGATCCGTTATCAGAATTTATCGCAAGGCGACCTCCAGATATCGCAGTGCGAAGTCATAACCACAGATACATGGACAGTGGCTACGATCACCGTGGTGTTACCAGGGTCGTATCCATGCCTGCGTGGCAGTTCGCCACCGAATATGTCCATAGGATTGCAGCAGAATCTTTAGCTGACATTGGGATCGTCCTTCTGATCTGTGATGAAGGAAGGATTGAAGTGATGCCCATACTGTTCAACGCTGAGAGATCAAGCGTGATGACGATATGAAGATGACTGAGGCTGATTTAATAGCAGAACTTCAAGCGGCAATTGAGAATGTCGAAGCACCTGATGATGCGTTTACTACAGGGGAGTTGGCTGACTTACTTGGCGTAGGTGAAGCTGCTGTACGGAAACGGCTGAAGCGCATATCCAAGACAGGTCGCTTGGTGCCAGTACGGATCATGCGAGAGAGTCTGACTGGGAATCTCCGCAAGGTGTGGGGCTATCGCATTCTGCCCGAGAAGCAGGATGCCGAAGAATGAGCTTGAGCGTGTCATCGACCGCGCCGTAGAATCCTACTGTGTCAGCAAGACACGCAACCAGTCCACCAGGGTGGGCAAACTCAAGAGCGTTGACCTGGCAGCGACCTTCCCTGGCTACTATAAAAAGATGCCCAACGGGCACTGCTTCTTCATAGGTGCGACCGCCGATGATGTGCTGGAGGAGTACCTCTCCTCGGAGGGCCATGAGCGCAACTCCAAGGAGTGGTATCGCCTCGCACAGATCGTCATTGAACTGGGGGAGCTAAAATATCGGGGGCCTTAACCTCTGGCCTCTCGGGCTTTTCTTCCTGCCCAGTGTCTGGCATCCAGTGGGTAACATCACCACCTAAGACGCCACGCTCACTACCGAAGTAGTCGATACCCGTGCAACCTTCACGGTAGCCGCAGTCTGGCAGCTTGCACCCCATGCTCGCATCATTCCCTTTAGCATCAACATAGCCCTCATAGCACCCCTCAAAGCCAAAGAACTCTCCCCGAGCTAGGATCCTTACTGGCAGGTTTTCACTCTCAAAGAAGTACCAAACCTTCTGGCCTTTCTCGGGGTATCGGTCCTCTACTGAAATCCACTCACTCATTTAAGCTGCCCTCCTCACCTTGTAGGTAATGGGATGAACGTCTAGCACGGTGTACTTCGATTCAGTTTCTTCCAAGATGTTCACAGCAGCCTTGAGCATCCTCTCGGGCGACCAACGCTTTGGTGAACCCCAGAACATTTCACCACCACACTTCCCTGGACCGACGCTGTTCCACTGTCTAGGTAGGTACAGATTGTGCAAACGCTTTTCTAAGACTGGACGCCTCGCACACTCAACAGCCCAGTGAACAATCGGTGATCCTGGGAACACTGAATCACTCCGATAGTCGATCATTCTCTGGGCGACGATTTCCCGATTATCAACGTAGCCAATCTTGACTAAGCCGTCCTTCCATCCTTCGGAAGCGATACAGTAGATCACTTCTTTATTCGATCTTCCGAGCCTGTCGATCTTGTACGGCCACGGGTCATCTAAGAACTTTTTAATGTCACTTAGCTTGTAGGTGATCGTGCCACCCTGCCGTGTACCGTTGGTGATGGGCACATGGTAAGGTACTCGGGTGTACTCAGTGAGGTCTATTTTTGGTGGATTGGGATACCGCTCTAGCACGGGCCTGAGATCATCTTGAGTCAGACCCCTATAGTAGTTCGACTCCTTCCCGTATCGCTCATTAAGTTCCCTACGCTGTTTAACTCTGTCAGGGTTAATGCCGCTGCCCTTCAGTAAGGACGGTAGCCCTTTTGTGCTGAGTGCCCTGACACCAAGGCCAGTGCGCTTGGGCAACCATTGTGCCCAGGGCCTATCATCCATCTGGGCTAACCCGTCACATATAACTGCATTAGCTACACGCCGAGTGTCGCTGCCTATCACCCTGCTAATATCGTGAACAGCCAGGGCTTGGAGCGGTGGAGTCACCTGAAAAGGATAGGTCGTATTAACTAATTTATAATGGTATTCGAGATTGTTGTTTTCGTAATGCTCACTAGGTTTCTCGGACCTAACATAGAAACCTAAATCAATGCGCTTCCAGACGCGCATATTGTTTAGCTCTTTTAGAGTGCATCCTAACAGGAGCGCAGTCTGATCTTCGTCTAGGAAAGTGCCAGCCCCTAGATTCTTGATTGCAGACTTACATCGCTTGGCGGCTGCGTTAACATTCCAGCCGAGCATCCTGCTGACGCCGTTACCAATCGCACCGTTCTCTTTATTGTGCATTGTTATTTCCTCCAGAATTTTTCGAGGATTTGAACCACGATCAGGAAGAGGAAGAAGACACCTCCGCACACCATCACGAACTCCAGGTCATATCCGTACATCGTCAGCCCTCCCTGTTGGCGAGCCACTCAAGGGCTGGGAGGTGCCACGCGCTCACCCCACGCTTCGGCACTGGTCCCTTCCAGCGAAGCTCGCTGCGGATCGCTTCAGGGGTCTTGGTCCCGAACCAGCCGCCATTGCCATTAGCGTCCTTGGCACCGATCCAGGTGGCATAGGCCAGGAAGCCTAGCGTGCCCCCAGGGGTGTCGAACTGTTCAGGCTCTATCCAACCATCCCTGCGTGCCCTCTTGGCGGCAGGGTAGTTGAGGGTGATCCCGTACTTGCCCTTGTGCGCTCCGCGATGGATTCGACGCAGCTTGATCCTCGGGTGATATGCACTCAGGGCACTCACTGCTTGGTGCAGGTTCATAATCTCCTCCTATGCTGCTGCGTCAGCGGATTCTGACGCAGCTTCTTGGTTGCCTTCGTTGATGAGGTCCGCAGCCTTGGTGGCCTGACTGCTGGCCTGGAAGATTGCGTTGTTGTCGTTCTTGAGGACGGTCAGCCAGTTGGCTATGTACTCGGGGTGTTGCAGCGAGCCGTCGATCTTATGCTCGGCGCAGAGGAACGCGCTGGTAAGCTCGGCCACCAACTCTTCAAAGGCATACTCTTCGCTGCCGAAGAACGCCGAGTGGCTCTTGATGCCATCACGGTCTAGCCGATCACTATGCCCAGTCCAGTGGCCTAGCTCATGGAAGGCTGTGGAGTAGAAGCTCTCGGGGTTGTCGAACACTTCACGGTCGGGCAGTCCAACCACATCCGTGCTGGGCTGATAGAACGCCTTGCTCAGTCCGTAGCGGATCGTGGCGTCGGTGTTGTTGATGACATTCTCTGCGACCTGGTGTCGCTCGAAATCTGGAACGTCGATCACCTCGACTGCCTCGGGCTGCGGTAGTCCCTCGACCTGATCTTTATTAAAGACCGCCGTGGACTTCAGGAACCAGAAAGTTCCGACGACTTTTTTCTTGCCCTGGGTATTGAGGATGAACTTTCCGTTGGCGTCCTTCTCGTACTTCGGAATCTGCTTCCAGAAGATGACGTAGGCTGGAGACTTCTCACCCTTGCGAACATTGCCGCCAATCTTCTTGGCCTGATTGTAGGTCAGCCACTCGGAGGATGTGAACCCACCGAAGGTCTGAGCAATCGTGAGCAGCCACACATTCACGCCACGGTATGCTTTGCCCGTAGCTGCGTTGGATGGCAAGCCAGTCGCGCCGTCTGTGGAGGACCAAGGCTTGACCCAAGGTGCCGTGCCTGACTCAAGAGCATCCACGATCTTGTCGGTGACTTCTTGTCTGATGTTGCGCTTCTCTTTCTTGGTCATTAGTTGCGCTCCCTTACCAGGTTGGTGATGGCTGACCATTCATAGGGTTTCTCGTTATACTTGAGTGCCTCAATGTGTTGGGCGCAGTAAAAGCAACGGATTCTTTCGCCCACCCTGTAGGTGTAAATCTGGTTATGACGGCCAACGTGGCCGCAGTCGTATGTGATGACGGTTCCGTTTGGTCGGCGTTCAACTTTAGTTATCCGCACCGTCTCAGGCCCCCTCCTGGTTGAGAGACTCACCATAAATATCTGCGGCCCACTGAGCTTGGCGTGTTACTAGTCCAAAGGCAGTTTCTGAATCGTAGTGCGCGTATATCGCATCGACGAAATCGTACAGGACATTAAGTAGCTTGCCGCCATCACTGAACTCCTGCCGCCCATCAGCGTAGATAGTCTGTTGAACTGTGCTTTGCGCTATCCGCAGGACTGCTTTTCTTGCGTCGGCCTTGGTCATCAGTTGATCTCCTATTAGAGCCATGTGACTTATGTCACACTAGGAATATATAAGGACAGGAGAACCACGCAAGTGTCCAATGACACTTATTTATCAGGAGTGCTGTAACCTACTTAGTTTGTAGGAGATAGCTCTGCACCCAAAGTTGACATTAGACCCTGACATAGGTTATCGTTACCTGCTAAAATTTGTCGTAAGGAGATGTAGTATATGAGCGGAAATCCACATGAAGGGGACTGGGCCATCAAAGCTCTGAGGGAGGCCATCGACGCTGATGGCAGAGGAGTAGGTGCCTATTCTGAGAGGGTTCTGGTGAGGCCACCTGGCACGGTGTACCGATGGCTCAGAGGTGCCAGTCCAGTGCCGAAGTGCGTCAGAGAATATCTAGTAGGAAGTTTCCGTATTCTGGAGGTAGGAAGTAATGAGTAGTCCAACCTATGCAGACATCTGGAAGTCGATGTCAGCTATTGATGTGAGTGAGTGGACCCAGAGCAGGGCGGTCGGTCGCCAAACCCTATCGTGGATCCCGTGGTCCGATTGCATGGCGATCCTGCAATCCCACTACCCAGATTTCGAGTACGAGTTTTACCCCATCACTCTGTACCCTGATGGCTCCGCTGAAGTCGGCTGCAAGGTCAGCATAGGTGAGGTCAGCCGTGTGGTTTTCCTGCCCGTGATGGATCACAAGTTCAACGCTATAGTCGCTGGTCCAGAGAGCAGCCCGTCGAGCAGAGACATCAACGATGCACGATGGCGTGCTTTTGTTAAATGCACGGCGATACTCACTGGCCTGGGCTTCAACCTTTTCCGTGCTGGTGAGGGTAAACCAGCCGAGCCTATTGTGAGGGATGAGGTCAAGGCCAGACGGGAGAAGAAGACCCTGGCTACGAAGCTGACCCAACTGTCAGAGGTGCTGACAGAGTGTGAGTTGAGCCGTGACCCAGACTATCCCTACGGGAGGAAGGTCAAGGTCAAGGACATCAAGCTGGGCAAGCAAGTCCTGAAGGCTGGTGGGCCGCTGCTCAGAGTAAACAAGGCAATCGCTTTTCTAACTAAAGAACTCAACGAGATAAAGGAATCCTAAGATGGCATCATTCGACGGTGAATTTGTTGGTGGCCTGTACGCCGACAAAGAGAGAACAGAGGCAGCACCTCCGTTCGTAATCTGCAAGCTCAGTATCAAAACCGCTGACCTGGCTGCGTTCCTGAAATCGAAGTCAGATAAGGAATGGCTTAACGCCGATGTGCTGGAGAAGAAAGACAAGTCAGCCTACTACGTTAAGCTGGACACCTGGGAGCCTACCGAGAATACCGATGAGCCAAGTTTCTAATCTGGAGGCACTAACCCAGCAGCTTCTGCCCAACCTGGTCAAGGAGATCGGTGCCACGCAGGACGAGGTGCGCCGTGCTGGACTGAGACTAGGGCGCGTGCCCGAGGCCCTGCTGCACAATGGATCACGCACAGCGATCAAGTCTGCTATAGCCTCACTCGAAAGTGCGAACGACCAGATTGTGGTCGCGCTCAAGCACCTCTACAAGCAGTTCCCGAGCGGCAGTGGTAGTGAAGAGAAGTGAGCGGCTTGTCTCGAAAGAGATCATCGAGTTCCTGAAGGTTCTTGGCTGCTCGGTCTATAGCACTGAGCAGGGCTATCGGAAAGACAGGGGGGGCACTCGCATGACCCCTGGTCTTGCCGACCTGGTTGTGTTCGGTCCCGTTGGCAGTCAGTTGCCTCTGTTTTTCATAGAGGTGAAGGCACCGAGGGCTAAGAAGAAACTCAGGGAGTCCCAGGCCCAGTTCGCTGAAGAGTGCAGGCTCAGAGATATCCCCTGGCTGTGTGCAGAGGATGTGCGAGAGGTATTTGATTGGCTGGTCGAGTGGGGTGTGATTACAGCCAAGAGGGAAGGAGAGTGAGTGGATGGATCAAGCTGTCCAGGGACATACTCACGAACGATATCTGGAAAAGGTCCAGTGATGACCTCAGACTTTGGACCTACCTGCTGCTCAAGTGTACCTACGGCTCGGACTCGTTCACCTATCGTGCAGGCTCGGAGAAGGTGGTGGTCGGGCCTGGTCAGGTCTTGCGCTCGTTCAGTCGTATCTCGGAGGACTGCGAGTATTCGACTGGCAACAAGATCGTGCGCTGGTCCCGAACCAAGATCGGTCGGATGCTGAAGACCCTGGAGGCCGAGGGCAGGATCAGGGTCATCAGCCAGGGCAAGCTGGGATCCCTGATAGAGATCACCAACTGGGCCGAAAGGCAGGACGGCGAGAGCTACAGGCCGAAGCCCAAGCCTACTCCAGCCGAGGTGCAGAGGCTCTGGGATGTGTGGCTTGAAGAGCTAGGTGGCAAGCAGCCGCACCCCAGGCTCACCCAGAGAAGAACCAAGGTGCTGATGAAGCTCTACTCCGAGCAGCTAACCAAGCACCCAGGCGATCCTCTGGTCCTGTTCCGTGCGGTGCTGCGTGAGGTCAAGAAGAGCAAGCACCACATGAGCGTGAGGGGATACCAGATGCCAGAGTCACTGTTCAGGAACGTGGAGCGCAGCGAGCGGTGGGTACTGGAGGCTATAAGTAAATCGAAGAAGAAGACACAACATTCTGTTGGCAGAAACTGGAGAGTAGAATAATGACATTACAGATTCATCAGACGAGAGACTACGATATTTTTGAGTTTTACTCAGGGAACAGAAATGTCGATGTAACGAAAGTGAAAGACCTACTGAAGTCTTTCAATGAAAGGTACTACCCTGTACCGATTATCGTTGACGAGAACAAGCGAGTGCTGGATGGTCAGCACAGGCTTGAAGCGGCCAAATTGGGTGGGTTCCCAGTGTCTTTCTTGGTGCTTGATGACATTGTACCTACCCAAGTAATACGTCAGTTGAATACAGGACAGAAGCCGCACACCCTCCCAGACTACATGAAACTTTATGTAGAGGATGGAAGGGGAGATTATATACAATTTCAGAACCTATACGAGCATTATGACAAAATGCTTGATGAGGTGGGTGTCACAGTAAACTCAGGCGGTCCCACTAAAATCATATTCACTTCCATGCTCGGGCTTCTTTGTGGAAGAGACAGCATAGAAAGAAATGCGTTTTTGCGTCACGCTTCCAACCCCTGGAACCACGGCAACCAGACAGAAAATAAACTGACGGTTCTCTTCAGGAACGGCGAGATAGATATGACCAATGCGCCTAAAGGTATCACCACCTTGGACTATCTCATTAAGATCTTTTCGGTTCTTCCCAGGCAGCGAGCAAACGGCAGGCTGCACAGAAACCGTTTTATACACTTGAGAACCCGTGAATACCTTTGCAGCCTACACTACTTGCTCCACTATAGAAACGAACACACAGAGAGTGAAAATGAGGTCTTCGATCCGCAGGTGTTCTTAGCCCAGGCAGAGACTCACCCAGGACTATTGCAGCGTCTTCAGGATAAGCCTAAAGAATGGACAAATGCCCTAAGTCATATAGAAAAGGTTTACAACCACAAAAGAGGCGACAGAAAGTTCACCCATCTTACATCACTATAAAATGAAAACAGACGCAGATGGTTACAACGAGTCGGTGTGGGAGATTGACACTCAGATGGATGAGAGCAGTTACTACTCCTGCGATGAGGTCAGCAACTCTCAACTGAATCACCTGAAAAAATCCCCACTACATCTGAAGGCTTACCTGGCCTCCGATCCGACTCCTACCCCTGCTATGGTGCTAGGCTCACAGGTCCATACTTGCGTTCTAGAGCATGAGAGGTTCCTGACCGACTATGTGGTCGGGCCTGGGGGCGACAGGCGATTGAAGAAAACCAAGCAAGCCTGGGCGGAGTTAGAAGAAGAGGGATGGAGGCCCGAGAGCATCATCGCTCCAGCCGTCTATGAGCAGATCTTGTCGATCAGGAGCAGCGTCCTGTCGAACCCGATAGCGTGCAAGCTCCTGCTGCCCGATGAAGGTGCTGTCACTGAGGCGTCCATGTTCTGGAGCGACGAGAAGACTGGCGTGAGGTGCCGTGGCAGGATCGACGCGATCCCAGCCAAGGACTCTGAGTACGGCTCGGTGCTGGCCGACCTGAAGACCACCAGGGACTGCGGTGCGTTCGCCAAGAGCGCGTATGATTTTGGGTACTACAGGCAGGCGGCGTTCTACTTGAGCGGCTACGCTCGGGGTGAGCTATCGCCCTGGGAGATTGAGAGGACGGCGTTCGTCATGGTTACAGTCGAATCCACTCCACCCTTCGGCCTGTCCATATTCCAGTTCTCCGATGAGGCTCTGGACTTAGGCAACTCAGAGATAGATGAGTTGCTCGCCATCTACAAGCACTGCCAGGACACAAACGAGTGGCCTGGATACGAGCAGGGCATACAGGAGTTGAGCCTGCCTAACTGGGCGTTCTACAGATGAAGAACGTCTTCAGCCCCGAGTTCCTGGCCGAGTACGAGCGTCACCAGACTGCGCCAGTCGATGCCACACCAACTGGACTGCCTACGTTGGACAGAATCTGTAGGGACGCAGGAGGCGGCAGGGGCATAGGCAGGTCATGGTTCGTGGTCCTAGCTGGAGTTGCTGGATTTGGTAAATCAGCGATGGCTCTGAACTTCGCGTCCGCTGCCCTGAATCATGGGGAGTCGATTGGCCTGATCTCTCTTGAGATGTCAGCCCAGCAGGTCAGCACCCGTCTGTATGCTCTACACACTGGCACGCACCTGAAGACCCTGGAACATGGAGGGTTCAACTCCCAGTCATGGCTGGAGACTAAACAGAAGCTCTCAGGCTCGCCGCCTCTCTATGTGCCCGACACTGTGCTTGGGGATTGGAAGGCTGTTGTGGAGTACACAGAGCAGTGCTACGAGGCTGGATGCAGGTACATCATTCTGGATTATTTACAGCTATGCAACACGGGCGATGAGGACACGATCTACAGGGCCACCCAGAGGGTGGTGAGCGAGCTTAGAGCGTTCGGCGTCAGGAAGGGCTGCACGATTCTGTGCCTATCCCAGTTCAACAGGACAACCTCATCGAACTATGAGAACCCTCCTCGGATGTCTGGGCTTTTTGGTGGGCAAATCGTAGAGGCATCTAGTGACTTGGTTTTATTATTGGATCACAGCCGAGCGAAAAGAGAGGGCAATCACACTGGCCTGACCTGGTTGCTGATCGGCAAGAACAGGCACGGCCCTACGATCACGGACGGTATACCAATCATCTTTGATTATCGGACCTTGAAGATCTCCGAGGGCAACGAGAGTGAGGAGGACAGATGGCCGACATAACCCGAGCCGTGACCGTGCTGCGTGCGCTGGAGTTGCTGCCGCTGGAGGACTGCACGGATGATGCTGACGAGTGGAGGCAGGAGATTGAGGTGGCGATCCACGGGCTGGTTGGTCATGGCCTGGATGTGGACGATCCGCTGAGATTTAATGAGGTTGGTGACAGGCTTTCTAGGAAGAACCTGGAGGCCAAGTTGGATGGATTGATTAAATCGTGGGCCAAGGAGAAGTGGCGTGCCAGGTAAGAAGATGACCCGAAGCGCAGCTAAGAGATTGGATGCGTATGGGGAGGAGAGGATATTCAAGTTGTATCTGGAGCATGAGGGCGTCAGGCCGCTGCTGAAGAACCTGCCGAAGGAGGTGGGCACAATGTCCACTGGTGTGTTCTATGAGTGGCTGAAGGCCGACCAGGGTAGGATTGAGAGGTGGAACACGGTTAAGGGTATCCTGGCTGAAGGGTTTGCCGAGGAAGGGCTGGAGATTGTAGACAACTGTGATGACCCTACGAGTGTGCAGGGAGCAAAGCTTAGAGCATCATACCGTCAGTGGATGGCAGAGAAGTACAAGCCTTCGACCTTCGGTAAGCAGCCCGATCAGACGGTGAACATCATAACGGATGATGAGAGCTTCCTGAACGCGCTCAAGAGAGTGTCAGCCAGGAGAGAGGCCAGGAGACTGGCAGCAGCCAATGAAGAGGTAGTGGTCGAGGCCGAGGTGGTGGATGGTTGAGAGGAGATTCATAACCGTGACTGAAGGACATCGTGGTGACAAGCCTGTGGTCAGGAAGATTGAGGTGTGCGTGGAGTGTGGTGAGCAGGCTCCAGTGGGTAGGAACCCTGACCGAGTGTGCAAGGACTGTGATGACGGTAGGAATGGTGAATGGACTGCGACCAGCTACAGGTCTTCACTGTTGATAGGTTCGGGTAATGAGTGAAAGGGCTTTTGGGTCAACTCGCGGACAGCGAGCCGAACCAACACGCGTGCGCGTGAACCGACGGCGTAAGTCGTTGTGCCACAACGGTTTGTGGAACTGTACGACCAAACCAGTTCAAGAACCAGGACTGGGTTCAGGTTTGGGTTTTATGCAGAATCACTGCGTAATTGTCCATTGTTAAGTAACAATAACATTGACGGTTTATGCATGGAATCACTAAGTCGTTGTGTTGCATAGACTTAGAGAGTTATCACAAGGTAACATAATGGATATTATACGAACTTGTCATCAAAACAGGACACTTTTTGGGGGTGGGAACCCCCCCAAAGCCGAGGGCACCCCCCCCTACCTATATGTACCCCACACACATCAATTCTAATTTTCAGGAGATTTTATGACTGACCAGGATCTGATAGTGAGAATGAAATCCAGATTGAAATTCCTAACTCTTGGTGGAGTGGATAGGCGTCTTATGACCGAGAGCATTGAGGCCCTGAGTAAGCCTTCAAATGGTCTGACGATTGAGTCTGTGGTTGAGTGGCTTAATGGCCACGAAATCACTCTAACTTCGGCTCAAAAAAAGAAGCTAGGCTTGTAACAGGGGTTCGTAACAGACAGGTAGTGCTATAGGTGTTGTATCTAAGCCAAAAATTCCCTATGCTAACTGAGGCTTGTAACAGGACGCCGTTACAACCTCGCTACATAAAGTAAGAAGAGTAAGAAATCTTTTAACTAAATTATGTCTAAATTTGTCGATCTGGAATTAGGCTCTGAAGCGGAGTCTGAATTCGCCAAGCTGCTTCTGAATCCAGTGGGGGCCACGCGCAGCCAGGATATGTACCAGCACTGGGATGTCTCTGGTGTGTACTCTGACCTGTCTGGTAGCGTGCTGAAGTTTGATGTAAAGAACAATGTGGACAGGGAGCGTTATGCCTTTCCAGTTGAGTTGAAGAACGTCCACGGTCAGGCTGGCTGGTTGTATGGCGGCGCACACTGCATCGCATTCAACCACCCAGACACGTTTACTGTGGTCTGGAGATTTTTACTTGTGGAGCTTGTTGAGAGCCTGATGGGCGAGTATGGTGTGAGTGAGGAAGATTATGTAACGGACAAGCACTTGTGGAATGTGCTTGGCACGGGAGATCCAGCCAGCCAGGTGTACAGGAGGGTTGGGCCTACCTACAACCGTGATGACCGTGTAGTGCTGGTTGGTGCAGAGGATATGTGGAGCATTTCATCTACAAGACCTTGTAAGCGTTCCAAGCAGAGAACCTTGAGCATGGATCCATAACGGGCGTTGGTGCTTTATCGTAACTAGTGAATGGCTGGTGTGTGGGAGTTGTAACCAGTACCAGGAGGCCACAGACTCATGGTTGACCTGTGTGTTCTGTGCTGAGACTTTGAAAGACCATCCTTATTTCAGGAGCGACAATGGCGAAGCTAACGGCGAAGCAAAGGAAGAAGCTCAAGACCAGCCAGTTCGCGCTCCCGAGACAAAGGGCATACCCGATCAACGACAAGGCCCACGCGAGGATGGCACTCGCTATGGTGTCCAAGCACGGAACCGAGGGCGAGAAGTCTAAGGTCAGAAGGGCGGTCAAGAAGAAGTACCCATCCATCGACCAGAGGAGCTACAGGAACTAGAGTGCCCTACCGACTGAGGGGTAAGACGGTGGAAGTGAAGCGACCTAGTGGATGGAAGAAACTGAAAGCGCACCCAACAGTTAAGGCAGCTATGCAGCACTTGCACGCCCTTCGAGCCAACGTTAAGCACTGATGGCTAACGGACTACTAGGACAGCGCGATCCAGATTGGTGGAAGCGACAACAGGGTCTGTTACAGGCACAGGACGCTACAGGCTGGACACCCGACTACTGGCCCGAGAGGGGCACGGAGCTACCACCCCGTGGCCCAGACCAACCGTCGATTTATCCAACCCCGTCACTGCTCAACAGAATCGGGACCTACGCATCCACCATACCACGCAGGGTGAGCGACTTCGCCCAGGGCGCATTTTATGGTGGTGGTGCTGGTGCGCTCAGAGTCGGACAAGGACTGCTACCGAAAGAGCAGCCACGAATGGCGGCTATGGAGCAATGGGGACAAGAGCAAGTACCAGACAGCCCAGAGGGTCGGGCAGGGGGACTATTGGGTAGTATTGCGCCCGAGTTCACCATAGCAGGAGATATAGCGGACTTAGCTCGCGTGCCTGACTACCTTAAAGAAAGAGAGTGGGTGAGTGGAGGACTAGCAGCATTAGCCGCCGTGCCCGTTGTAGGAACTCCAGTCGCCAAGGGCATTGACGCCATGAGGGGCGCGGACGTTGCTACCGACCTAGAGAGGACCAGGGATGTTGGTAAAGTAAAAGACAGGCATCCAGACGGCTCCTATGTGGGTGGACCGAGATACCAGGGCACCACAAGGCTGGACAACCCAGAAACATTAAAGGATATGCGTGATGAATATATCCACAACGTAATTGAGGGTATGGGTGGGCGCGATTGGTATAGAGATGCTGGTCGATGGATTGAGGGGGCAGTACCTCCAGGTATGGAGGACGAGGTCGCACAGATTCTAGGGATTACATCTGCCCAAGCCGATGTATCAACCAACCTTGGATTCGCGGTAGACGCCCTCAACCAAGCTGGAGTGGGCGGTGCGCCTATACGGGCTGGACGCTTCCCAGGTGCTATGGGTCCAAAGATCGAAGGGGTAGTAGCAGGTGAGGATGTTATGTTCGGCCCAAAGATAGGACCATTCTGGGAGAACCTAAGATTAACTAGGGATTCAAAGCAGGCCGAAACAGCCGTCCATGATATTTGGCAGGGCCGAGCGTTTGGTTATGAGCATATATCCCAGAAGGGATTCCCGAGTAAGAAGGCCGCGCTCGACTCCATAACAGACGCCAAGGGTAACGTGAAAGGGAGAGTGTTCAAAGAAGGTAAGGAATGGAAAACCGCGAAGCCCTGGGACGCTGGGTATAGCGGAGAGCAGCACGCCTTCATGGACGAGCAGATGGATGAGGTGGTTAAGTTTTTGAATGACAACAAAATTGGCGGTCACACTGATTGGAACCACGCGAACGCCCAGGCCGCTGCATGGTCTGGGATCCAAATTAAGTCAGGGCGGATTTCACCCGACCAAGCCACTCTACATTTTGGGGACTATTCGCCACGCTATGCAGCTAACGCGACATACGAACAAGTTCCCAGGACTGGAGAGATTGAGTCATACCCAGGTGGACCCAAAATTCCCGACGAACGACATCTCCCTTCTGTGGCCGATTTACCTTACGATGAAAAAGTGGCGTTTGGTGAGGAAACACCTTGGACTAGGCGTGGCCTAGATGTTCTCTATAGTGCAGCAGGGCAAATACAAGAAGGTGTGCGCTCTATTAGGGGGATATTCAGGAACCCAGATACTGGGAGGATTGAGTACAACCCAGGAACCAGGGCTGGTATGTTAGCTCAAAGCAGGGGTGGTGAGGTGGTGCCCCAAGCTCGGGAAATATTAGACACAGTTGAGGGGGGAAGGGCTTTTGTAGACACACAAAATGCAGGTGCGTGGCACCACATAATCCCTAACGCTCAGACACGCCCACTTGAGCGCACCTCTCTTCATATCGCTCTTGATGGATCACCCACCGATGAACAACTAAGGGCACTTCAAAAGATCGCGGAGCGAGAGGGGATGTTCGTGGTCGATACAGGGCGTGGAGTGAACCTAATTGAAGACTCGTTTGTTAGGCCGAAAGGGATCAACGAGTTAATGGAGAAGGCCCTAAAAGATAAGCGTTCACTCACCCCAACCGAGGTGGAGAAGCTACAGGATTGGGGCCTCTATGGTGAGACACTAGGTAAGCGTATTGGAAGCGACCTTGGTGCTGAGATTACTGAAATTCTACCTGGCTCGAATTTACAGAGAGTTAAGGTTGATTCGGGGTATGTCGATTACGCTGATTTATGGAAGACGGAGGGGTCCAGGGAGGCTACGACAAAATTCTTGGATGACACTCTAAGGAATCCTGAGTTAGCTAGAGCGTTGGAGCCAGAGCTACGCGCCAAGGCGGCTGCGAATCTTACACGGAACCAGGAGTACGCTGAACGCACGGGTGATGTGGTGCGTCAGGATATTATGAACGCGCTCCGTATTCTTTCAGAACAAGGACTGCGAGGACTACGCACGGCTGTCCAAAATAATCAAGTGCTTCCTTCAGTCGCTATTCTTGGGGCGTTGGGTCTTCGCCATCTTGCGCCTGCTGATGCACGCGATGGTCAGCCGCCCTCTGGTTTACTGAGGTGATTCGCTGGACACCATTAGCGTTCTTCATTAGTTCAAACCAGTCCTCTGCATTACCTGAGTCTAATGTGTACCAACCTTTTCCGTTTGATGTGGGAAACCATCTTTGAGCCATGATACTCTCGGGACAGGGTGACCCTAAATATAACTATGACCTATGACACTACCAATAGGAACCACCATTGAATGTAGATAACCTCATAGAAGAGTGCGCGGACGATCCTGCGTTCTTTGTGGAGGTGGTGCTAGGAGCGAAGGCAGACCCCTGGCAGAAAGAAGTCATGGAGGCGGTAGCCCGAGGGGATAGAGGAGTCAGCATCCGCTCTGGTCACGGAGTCGGCAAGACTAGCTGCCTGTCCTGGCTCGCACTCTGGTGGGTGTTCACTCACCATCACGCCAAGGTGGTCATCACAGCACCTACGTCAGCGCAGTTGCACGATGCGCTACTGCCAGAGGCCAAGTCATGGCTCAAGCAATCCTCTGATAAATTCAAAGAGAGATTCAACATCAAGGCAGACCGCATAGAGCTTGCCTCTGATCCAGAGCGAAACTTCATATCGGCCAGGACCAGTCGCGCAGAACAGCCAGACGCGCTCCAGGGTATTCACGCCGACCATGTGCTACTTATCGCGGACGAGGCTTCGGGCGTGCCCGAGCAGGTTTATGAGGCCGCTGCTGGATCCATGTCCGCGCATCACGCCACAATGGTTCTAGCAGGAAACCCCGTGCGCTCCACAGGCTACTTCTACGACACCTTCCACAAACTGGCAGACCGCTGGACTACCTTCCATGTGTCCTGCGAGGAGACGCCGAGGGTGTCTCAGGAATATATTGAAGAGTGCCGCCTGCGTTACGGGGAGGAGTCCAACACCTACAGAGTTAGGGTCTTGGGAAAATTCCCCCGTGCTGATGACGATACGGTTATCCCACAGGAGTTGGTCGCGGACGCAATTAGTCGAGATGTGCTACCTACGGAGTTCGGCCCGATGGTATGGGGTGTGGACGTAGCGAGGTTCGGCGCAGACGCATCCGCTCTGTGTAAAAGAAGAGGTAATGCGGTCACGGAACCCGTGCGTATCTGGCGCAACCTGGACACCATGCAACTTACAGGGGCGATCAAAGCTGAATATGACAGCACAGAAGACACGCCCTTGGAGATATTTGTGGACGCCATAGGATTAGGTGCTGGGGTCGCAGACAGGCTCCGAGAACTCGGACTGCCAGCCTACGCGATTAACGTGGCAGAGAGTCCAGCACTTGGTAAGCACTATTTGAACCTTAGAGCGGAACTCTGGTATAAGGCCAAGTCGTGGCTGGAGGCCAGGGATGTACGCCTGCCCAGGGATGAGCGTCTGAAAATGGAGTTGGTGACAGTGCGCTACAATTACACATCTACGGGCAGGGTGAAAATCGAGTCTAAGGCCGACCTAAAGAAGCGTGGGGTGGCGAGTCCAGATGCCGCTGACGCCTTCATGTTGACTTTCGCCTCTGAAGCAGGTACAGCTATAGGTGGTCGCGGCGGCAGGCACAGGGGCAGGATCAAGCGCGACCTGATGGGTATAGTATAGGGGTGATCTCACTCTCACCCCTGTACTACCTGGCTTTCATAATCCAATAAGGACTCGGGGCCGTTGGCTTACACAGAAGACCAGACGCAGACCGAGGGGGCCGCACCGCCCGAGCAGATGACAGAAGAAGAGGTGCAGATCGCAGTTCGCCAATATATCGAAGACGCTATTCAATACATTGACGATGACATCAGCCCTATCAGGGCAGAGTCAACCAGGTACTATCGCGGCGACCCGTTCGGTGATGAACAGGACGGCAGGAGTCAGGTAGTCAGTCGGGATGTGAGAGACTCCGTGCAGGCCGTACTACCCTCTATGATGAGGGTGTTCTTTGGTAGCCAGAAGTTTGTGGAGTTCGTACCCCAGGGTCCAGAAGATGTAGCACAGGCTGAACAGGCTACAGACTACATCAACTACGTCATCCAGCAGGACAACGATGCGGTAGGGCTGTTCTATAGTGTGTTCAAGGACGCGCTAATGAATAAGGGCGGATTTATTAAATGGTGGTGGGATGACTCAATTGAGGTCACAACACACACGTTTGAGAATCTAGATGAGGGAGAGCTAGGACTTATCCTTCAGGAAGAGGGCGTAGAGGCTGTGACAGTCGAGGCCCGTCCAGCACCTAACGTGCCCCAAGAGCAGGCCATGATGATGGAAGCACAAGGTATGCCTGTGCCCCAAATCTATGACGCTGAGATTACACGCAAGGTCAAGCGCAATAAGGTTAAGATCGAAACAATGCCCCCCGAGGAGTTCTTGGTGGACGCAGCCGCGACTAGCCTTGAGGACGCTATGGTGGTAGGCCACAGAACAATGGCTACGGTGTCCGACCTGGTTGCCTTGGGCTATGACAGGAAAATGCTGGAAGAGCATCTGTCGGACGAGGTGGCGTTTACGGACACAGACGAGTATTGGGCGCGGTACAAAAACCGATCCTCCATGAGTCCACTATCCTCCTATGAGCGCAGGCGCGTTCTGTATTGCGAGGCTTGGTGCTACATCGACTATGACGGTGACGGTATAGCGGAACTCAGACGGGTATGCACAGTTGGCGACGGTTACAAGGTTGTAAACAATGAATCAGCGGATGAGATACCGTTCGCTATGTTCGCCTGCGATCCAGAGCCACACCTGTTCTTTGGCTCCGATCTGGCCGACCTCACAAAGGATATCCAGAGAATTAAATCTGCTGTACTGCGTGGTATGTTGGATAGCTTGAGCTTTGCCATCCACCCGAGAGTAGGGGTGGTTGAGGGTATGGTGGACATTGATGATGTCCTTAACCCAGAAGTAGGATCAATTATCAGGATGCGCCAGCCTGGTATGGTGCAGCAGTTGGATGTGCCGTTCCTGGGTAAGGAAGCGTTTCCTATGGTCGCGTATCTGGACCAGATGAAGGAATCACGCACAGGCCAGACCGCTGCATCGCAGGGCCTGGATCCAGATGTGCTTCAATCCACAACCAGGGCCGCTGTAACCGCCACGATTCGTGGTGCCGAACAGCACCTGGAAATGATAGCCAGACTGTTTGCCGAGAATGGATTTAAGCGTCTATTCAAAGGACTTCTCAGGCTTGTTATCACGCACCAGGACAAGGAGCGCGTTGTGCGCCTTCGTAACGAGTGGGTGCCAGTGGATCCCAGGGTGTGGAACTCCTCTATGGACTGCTCTGTGAATGTGGGCCTCGGATCAGGGGTAACTGACGAGCGGCTGGCGGTGCTGAACAACATCGCGGCCAGACAAACTGAGGCGATGGAAAAACTTGGGCCAGACAATCCATTAGTCGGCCTGGGGAACATTAGAAACACGCTTGCCAAGATGTTGGAGATCAGCGGCTACAAGGACACCGACCAGTTCTTTAAGCCAATTCCAGTGGACTGGCAACCGCCGCCGCCTGAACCTCCACCACCAACACCCGAAGAGTTGCTGGTGCAGGCTCAGATGGCGGACATCCAAGCTCGCACGGCGGTTGACCAACAGAAGCTGGGCATAGCCGAGCAGAAGGTCATGTTGGACGCATCTAAGGCCCAGCAAATGGATGAACGCGAGCGTGCGAGAATCGCAGGTGACCTTACAATTAGGGAATTTGAGGCAGAAGAAAAATATCAATCCAAGGTAGACCTTGAAATCCTGAAGAAAATGCTAGACAATGAATAACCTGACTCGCGAAGAGAAGGGCAGGCGAGCGCAGGAGATACTTGAAGATCCTGTGTTCACCGAAGTTATCGAAACCGCAAGAGCCAGCATCGTTACACAATGGCATCTAACGGATCTGAACGAGGTGAACACTAGGGAGAATTTGTTCATGCAGGGACGGGGACTAGATGAGGTTGTTCGTGGACTTCGCACCCTGGTCGCTGATTGGGCTGTAGAGAAAAAGCATAAATCTAATAAACGGAGAAAATAGTGAGCGAAACAACAGTCACCAACCCAGTAGGGAGTGACCGTCAGCGCACTATGGACGAGATTACAGATTCGTTCAATGAGATGCTTGTCGGAAAACCAAAGGAGCAGCCCGAGCCAGTTGAGGCAGAGGACTCCCTGGAAGAGCATGAGGTAGAATCCGAATTATCCGACGATTTGGATGAAGTGGATGAGTTCGCAGACGAGGAAGCTGACGAAGAACAATCCGAAGGCGAAGGTGCAACCTACCGTGTACTCGTAGACGGCAAAGAGATGCAAGTTCCGCTGGACGAACTCTTATCGGGCTACCAAAGGGGATCGTCATTCACACAAAAGAGTCAGGCGTTGGCAGAGGAACGCAATGCGTTCGCTGACCAGCAGACGGCTCTGGGGCAGGAGCGTCAGACGTATGCGTCTGTGCTTCAGCAACTTCGGCAACAGATGGAAGCTGCCGCACAACCGAACATTGATTGGGATACGCTAGAGCGACAAGACCCCGTTCAATGGCTAAAGCTCAAGCAGATGGAGCGAGATCGGGAGGGGCAGATTCAAGCCGTACAAGAGGAACAAGTGCGTATGCAGCAACTCCTACAGGGGCAGCAATCTGAGGAACTGGAAAGACGCCTTTCCCAGGAACGGACAATGGTGCTGGAAAAGATTCCTGAATGGTCCGACTCGGATCTTCAGGCCGATGAACAGCGAAAGCTGCTAGAGTATGGGAAAACACTAGGATTCAGTGACGAAGAACTGGGTCAGATTTATGACCACAGGGCGTTAATAGCGTTACGGGATGCTTGGCGTTACAACCAACTCACCAACGGCGAGAAGATTCAGACGGCGAAATCGAAAATCGGAAGCGCAAAAGCAGGGAACAAGGAGACTTCCCGAAGAGTGCGCTCCCGTGAGCAGAAAGCTATGAGGCAAAAGCTAAGAGACACTGGAAAAGTGCATGATGCCGCTGCCTTATTTGGCGAACTCCTTACGGATTAACTAAAAATTAAATCATGGCTACAAAAGCAACCACGTTTGAAACC